CGTTAGGCGTTTTACTTGTATAAGCTTGGGAGAGTGAGCTGCTAGGGATAATGGAGAAACCCTGTGTATAAGTCACTCATGTTAGAACTCCCCGGTTGGAATGATTATAACATAGCCGGAGGAATGAAGAAGATTGGCTCTGTGCGTATGCACGAAGGAGGAGATCCAACCTTAAGGGAACCCCCGGCTAGATTGAGTTTACAGTTGCGATTTATTAATGTCTAGGTTATTATTTTTAATTATGAGCTCTATTGTTGGAACTAAGAATTTACGTCTACAGGAAAAAAAGGATATATTTTTAAAGATTTACCCTGGGGCGGGTACTATAAGTGCCGCGGCAAGGACTATAAAGGTAAATCCTTCTACTGCAAGGGACTGGATTAGGTTAGATCCTGAGTTTGCTAAGAGGTTTGAAGAAGCAAGGCAGGGGTTTGTGGAGAACCTGGAGGATATAGCTCTTGGATTGGTTAAGGAAATGGCAGATAATAGGGATTATAAAGCTAATCCCACACTTCTTATATTCCTTCTTAACGGTAATGCACCTGAGAAATATAAGGGTACGACAGACAGTTCATCTGAAGCACGTGATGTTTTAGTAGAGCTAAGAAAGATGTCTAAACCCACTGTTATAAATATAGAAAAACCCATTATAGCTACGGCTAGTAACGAAGGTGCAGAAAAAACGGTCAATAAGTGGGAAGAGGAAAAGAAAGCTCTAAAAGAAAAGTTCGGGAGCTTGAAAGATGACAACCCAGACTCAGGTTAACGTACCTGAATATATATATAAACTGGTTGGATTTGAGCCTACTGAGGCACAAAACCCTATTTTAGAAAGTAAAAAAAGGTTTATCCTGGTGGCAGGCGGTGAGCAGGCGGGTAAATCCATGATTGCAAGCAAGTATCTATTGTCCAGATTTTCTGAAACAGAAGAACCCGGACTGTACTGGCTTGTTGCTGCAGACTATGAACGTACCAGAGCAGAGTTTGAATATCTTGTAGATGACTTTGGTAAGCTTGGAGTACTTAAAGAGACTACCAAAAGGGTAGATCCGGGTAGGATTGTACTCGCAGACGGTACCAGGATAGAGACTAAATCAGCTAAAGACCCCAGAACTCTGGCTATGCGTGCCCCGAACGGTATTATCGGGTGCGAGGCGAGTCAGCTTGACCTCGAGACGTTTTTCAGGCTCCGTGGTAGGGTCGCTCCCAAACGTGGATGGCTGTTTTTAGCAGGGACTTTCGAGGGCAGTCTGGGGTGGTATCCACAAATGCATATGTCGTGGACTGTTCCTACTGAAGATGAACAGAGTTTTTCACTGCCAAGCTATACTAACCAGCATCTATACCCCGGTGGAAGGCAAGACCCTGAAATATTAAAGCTGGAAAGAGAAGCATCTGATAGTTTCTTTATGGAAAGAATAGAAGGAATACCTTCACCGCCTAAAGGACTGGTGTTTCCTGAGTTCAGGGCCGATATGCACATAGCAGATATAGAATATACTGAAGATACTCCTGTACACCTATGGATGGATCCCGGTTATGCCGGTGCTTATGCCGTTGAAGCTATACAGATAATAGACGATAAGGTTGTAGTCATAGATGAAGTCTATGAACGTGGCCTTGTTACAGAAGAGATGATAGATATATGTAAATCCCGTGAGTGGTGGAAGGATGTACAGTTCGGAGTCATAGACGTTGCCGGCTATCAGCACCAGGCTATGGCAGCACCTGCAGAGATATGGATGAAAGAGACGGGATTGTACCTTTCTTCAGAAAAAGTTAAAATAAATGACGGAACTGAGCGTTTAAAATCATTTTTAAAGCCGGATCCGCTGTCAAAAGAGCCGAATATTATAATAAACAACAGATGTTTGGGAGTTTTGAGTGAATTTGGTGCAGCTCCGTCACCTTTTGATGGACAAACCAGAACTTATAGGTGGAAAACAGACAGAGAAGGCAATATTGTTGGAGAAACTCCGGAAGATAAACATAATCACGGTATAAAAGCACTGATTTATGGGCTTGTCGAAAGATATGGCTACGGATATATTGAGGGCAGGGACAGAATCAAAGTCAAAAGGTGGAGATAATGGCAAAAAGAAAACCAGTAGAGATAATTAATCTTGTAAACGACCACCATGATTCCACCTACCCCATGCGGGACAGGATGGACGAAGACCATAAGCTATATAGACTGGATCCCTACGATGCAGGTGACGGATACCAGTCCTATACCAGTAACGAACCACAGGTGTTTGCAGATAAGATAATAACCTTCTTAACCGCAGCAGAACTTATTATAAGAATCCCCGCAGGCGGTAATGAACGTGACCAAAGAGATATAAATAACGATAAAGAACGATTTCTAATAGGTGCCTTAAAAGCAGCAGACGATAATCTGTGTATGCGAATGACTCCACGGGTACGTGACCAATTGGCATGGTATACCACCATAAGAGGGTGGTACGCAGGAAGAACCCTTCTTGTAAAAGAAAAAGACGGGTCTACTACGATAGATATAACCCCCTGGGATCCACTTAATACCTATTGGGGAGAATCCTCAACCGGATTAACCTGGGCGTGCTATAAGATTAAAAAGACTTCTACCGAGATAAAAGAACAGTACGGTATTAAGCTAGATACCTCCTCTCATGGAGTCGATTCAGGCGTAGATGTATATGATTTTTATGACAGGGAAGATAACTATGTCGTAATGGATGATAAGATTCTGAAAAAAAGAACCAAACATGGCTATGACGGAGTACCTGTATTTCTTGGAATGGTGGGTGCAAATCCCCTTATACAGTCTGATGTTATAGGCAGTGAAGCTATATCAGATGTAGGAGAAAGTATATTCAGGGCCAATAGAAATAACTATGAAAATAATAATTTTATGCTATCTACTATGCTTGAACTTACAGCAAGAAGTAGAAAGCAGGGACTTAAGGTTAAGTCCAGAGACGGTACAAAGACCCTTGATGAAGATCCCTACAAGGAAGGAACAGAGATATCTTTGGCACAGGGAGAAGATGTAGAGCCTCTGGGCATGATGGATATGGCGAAAGAGTCCGGGGCGTTTATGGGACAGTTAAGTGGAGAGATTCAAAGAGGAGCTCTGCCCTATTCAATATATGGACAGCTTGACTTTCAACTGTCTGGATATGCTATCAATACACTCAGGCAGGGCGTAGAGTCAGTTCTTTCTCCCAGAATAGATGCCCTTGAAAAAGCATACAGAAGTATATTCATGATGCTGTCATCTCAATATGCGTCAGGTAGCTTTGAAGCCGTAGAAGTAAGCGGCATGGGTAAAGACAGAACATATTTTTCACAGGAGATTACTCCTGATATAGTTAAAAAAGGTGGAGATCCTGAAGTAACTATGGTATCTCAACTGCCACAGGATGATATGTCTAAATACAGTCAGGCTCAAATAGCAAGAGAAGGAGAAACTCCTTTGCTGCCCGATATATTCATAAGAGATACAATACTCGGTATGCAGGATGCAGACCAGATAGAAGACACACTAAAAGAACAGGCAGCAGAAAGAGCTCTGCCGGAAGCACAGCTTTGGACTTTACTTCAGAGTCTTGAAAACCGTGGTAGACCTGACCTAGCCAGATTCTATTTTAGTGAACTTCTAAAGATAGTTAATGATAAACAAATGCAGATGCAGCAGCAACAGATGCAGATGATGCAGGCAGCAATGCCTCAACCACCACAGCCACCTATGGGACAGCCACCTATGGGGCCTCCGGGTATGATGCCACAGGGAATGCCGCCGGAAATGATGATGGCTCCACAGGGTGGGCCGGGATTACCTCCAGAGGTGATGCCTAACGCTGCTATGGGTGTTCCACCGCCTATGCCTACACCACCGATGGGGCCTATGGTTCCGCCCGGTACGCCAAGACCGGGAGCATTATCAGAAGGGGAGAGATTAGCACGTATGGGTCTTATCGGCCCGGGAGGATAGCGTGACTACGCCAGATTCCAGAAGACAGAAAGTACAGAACTTAATAGCAGAACTTCAGGTTGAAGCCAAACCGGGCGAACAGGTTGTAAGTGACGAAGACTATATCAAGTGGCTCGATTATATATACAGAAGATATGTAGAGGCATCTGGATATAAGTCAGGAATAAAAGGTGCAGTATCGTCTTTGATAGGACAGGCCGACTATGATAAAGACCTACACAAGCAATTTGCGTTTGCAATGATGGGGTCTATAGGTACCGAACCTGCCGATATGCGTGTCCGTGAATGGGTTGGCAATAGGTTCGGAGAAGAGGTTTTTGAAGGTTACGGCCAACCAGCTCCTGTATCTCAGGCAGGTATGCCACCTCAAGAAGTAGAACTTCAGGATTATGGAGATACATTTACTGCAAAGAATATAAAGATGACAGATCTTCCTGATATGTCTCAAAGAATAGATGCAAAAGCTAGTGATGATTTTTCTACTTATAATGTAGGTAAGAATATGATGGTGGATTACTGGAAAGATAAAAGTTCTTGGTATAAATCACGTGGTGCTTATGCAAAAAAAGCAACTGATAGAGAATTAACAAGACTTAGTAACCAGTACGACATAGAAAAAACTATAGGTTCATATAACAGGCCGTATATAAATTACTTAGAGGATTATTCTAAAGGAAAGGTAAAGCCATGGAATAATGCTATGTGGGGTGCAGCTCTTGATTCTATATCTAAAAACAAAGGGTTTAAAGATATGATTAACGCAGATCCAAACATAGTTAAACAGGTAAGTCAACTAGGAATAGAACAAAATATACCCACACAGGAATTAAAAGACAATTTAAATTTGGCAAATTCGATTATAAGTGATTATAATGATGTTGTCGGATGGATAGTTGGGAAAGAAAGTGGACGATGGGGTGCAGGTCAAGAACGAAATAGAGCTTATGAAAATCAATTAAGAAACAATGTAAATAGTTTCCTAATAGAAAATATGGGGCAGGATATGAATATGATTTCCGGCCCTAACGCAGTACCGGGAACAAGTGCGGTTATAGGAAGAAAACTCTTTAACGAGTGGAAGGATAGAGGATTTAACTGGACAGAAAGAAAGAGCGAAGCACAGAAGTTCCAAGAAGAAAAGATGCTAGAACAGGGATTTAAACTAGAACCCGCAGGGAGGCAACAACAATGGTAGCAGTAGGACGATTAAGACCAGTACCCGATTCAACTTTATGGCAAGATGAAGCGGGAAATTATTATCTAGATGCAGAAGGAACTATTCCTGCACAAGATGAACTTCCATTTAGTAGACCCCCTGCAGAAGCCCAAATGTATAGGGAAATGGAAGACCCCGAAAAATGGGGAAGAGTATGGGATCGAGCCCTTTTATCTGACCCATACTATCAGAGCTTGGGTTACTATGGCCAAGCGGCTGCGGATAGACCGAGAGAAGAAGCAATGAGTAGATGGGGGTTGGGATATATCATGCCAGCTACTGGAGACTTTGGAGGATGGGCAGGAGGTTTTGGTGTTCCGTCTTTGGCAGCAGAAGAACCAACAGGAACTGTTAGACAATTTTTAGAATCAGGAATCTCTTTGTGGAAACGTGATGATTGGATAAATGGAATGAGAGCAATGAGAAATATAGGTCTTATTCCTTCTGCTATAGATCCTAGTCAATTTAACGCTATGGGTGGAGCCGAAATATTAAATCAGTTTGATCAACACGTTGCTTCCCAATCAGACAATGCTAATCTACAAACAGCATATGGACGAATAACTACAGCCCAAGTAGATGCCATTGCTTTCGGTGTTATGGGTATTTCAACCCTGCCTCCTAAAATGAAGGAAGCATATGTACGTCAGTATTATATGGAAAAATCTAGGATAGAAAGAGCCTTTCCTGACCTTGTAACCACTCCACAGAATTGGATTGCCTATCTTGCATTTAGTGGATGGAATCTTAACGGACTTGGTTTGCCTGTAGAAGGTCAACAGTTTAGAGATGCAACTAAACCTATTCCTCCAGCACCTACAAATATTCCATCAGCAGAAGGAGCTAAAGCATTAGTGGTTGCTGATGGTGCAGCCGACCCAAATAAACAAGCCACTTCTATAGGAGAAAGCAATGAAACTCCGGGTAAATCTACTGTACCGGATAATACTGCTGCAAGTACAACCCATATAAAAACACATCAAGGACAATCAGGTAGTATTGCTGATTTTGAACCGACAGTATATGGAGATGAAGACCGTATTACAGAGACAAGAAGAACACGGGGGGAGCTGCCTAGCACAGATTTATTACCGGGGTCTTTTGGTGGAGAAGATATTTCTACCGAGATACCTATGGCTACAAGACAGTATTTAACACAAAAGAATCTTCCCTTTACCCAAACAGGAGAACCAAGATATACGCCTAGCACAGATTTATTACCGGGGGCTTTTGGTGGAGATGATGCTTCAATTGCTGCTAATATAGCAAATATATTTGACAATGCTCCAATTCCTGAAAATCCTAAAGATATTAATTACGTTTCACCATTTACTCCTGTAATACCGGGAATTCAAGATACAAGTGGTTATGACCACCAGCTTCAAGGCTATACTCCCTTTACTGGACTGCCTACAGTAGGTTCTGCTCCTTCTGAAGTATATGATCTTGAGGGTACTCAGGGACTTATTGGTTCAATTGGCGAAACAAATATACCCAAACCTACTATTTGGGATTCATCTTTAGGAACCACTTCAAAGGATAGAATAGCCAAGATACTTAATCAAAGTGATTCTTTGCCTTGGGGTGACCAAGCAACTCGGGAACACCTTCTAGCTACTCCACCTAGACCATTTTCATCCTTGACCCCTGAGCAGATGGGACTATTTCCCGGCCATGTTGGTGAGTGGACTATGTCCGAATATCCAACACCTTATGAAGAATGGACACATCCAATACCTGCCGAAGATAGGCCAGAGTTTGATATAGCATCAGATGTGTATCAAGAACAAAGAAAAATCCTAGGATATCCAGAGGGTTTTCAATTACAATACGATAACCCTTTTGCATATGCTTGGCAAAAAGGAATACAAAATCCTTGGAGTAGGACATTCGGTATGGATTATCCGGGCAGAGGATGGTAATAACAATAGATATATTGGAGATAAATTATGACTATGAATTATGTTGACAGATTTGATGCAGCCCAGGGAGCAAGAACCAATAGGCTTCCTACTGGTATTAGAGAAGAGTGGAGAGAAAGAAGTCCTGAAACTTTCGCTGAATACGCAAGTCAATATGGTGGACGTGAAATGAGAGAAGGTCTTGGCGATTGGGGACGAAACCAACTTAGAAACTTACAACCTACTATTTCAAAGCCTCCGTTAGGAGGAGCACTACCTTACACTCCTAGGGAACAACCTCCTATTTCAAAGCCTCCGTTAGGAGCACTACCTACACCTTCACCTTTAGGGCTATCGGAAGTCAGACAGATGTTTAAAAATAATCTTTCGCCTATACCTTACACATATGACTATACCCGCAGTCCGTCGACTAACATGCAACAGGGCCCTTACACTCCTAGAGGCCCCATGACTGGCCCAACTATTCGTAGAGGAACTGATGTTGGGGTTGATGTAACTCCGTGGATGGCAGGAGGTGCATTTGAACCAAATAGTACTGGTATTCCTTGGGATTATACGCACCCTTATCCTACTCCTAGCAGAATTGGCCCGGCAGTTGTACCACCTAGAGGATTTACTGGTCAAATAGAAAGAGGTTACCGTGGGTATCCACAAATGCAACAGGAAATTAATCCATTACCACCATGGGTACCATTTAGGAGGTTGATGCCTATACGTCCACCAACACGGTATCCAACCTCAGGAATGCCGGTAGAAGGATTTTAAATAATAATGCTTATAGAGGATAGATTATGGCATACACTTCAATAGATTTATGGGATGCACAAAACCCGGCACGACCTTTTGCATCTGGTGTAAATACAGGGCAAAATACGGGAGCTACTATGGGAGTATATATAAATGGTACATATTACCCTAAAGACCCAAGGCTTGATAAGGAACGCTATAAGTTTACCAAAGAAGGTGGGTGGACGGGAGATAATCCTGCTTGGACTATAGACTCTCAAGGCAATATTGTCAGACCTGCAGCACAGACAGGTTTTGGTGGTACTGGTATTGGTTATTCAGACCTAGGTGCTGGAAATACCATTGGACAGAATGCTTTTTCTAATTTTAATACTCCACTTGCACCAGATCTTGTAGAACCACGGATGGCTTACTATGGCAGTGGAGCTGGACAGGCATTCGGTGATATGTCTCCTGCCAAAAGAAGATTTTTCCAAAATAGCTTTGAGCAAATCTACGATGAGTTTCTTGGATACCAAAAAGATCAGATGAGTAAAGGAATACCAGAAGATGCAACGTTCTTTACTGACTATCTAGAAACCGATCCGTTTACAAAAAGATATGGCAAATTAACTCCAAGTGAAAGAGGAGAGTCTACAGCTAGGTATAGTCCTAAAGCTAGACATATATATTTTTAATGGGAAGACCATCACAGGAATACGTAGACAACTCAATAAAAAGACTTGAGGAAGATAGGCAGAAGGGAGTTACCACACAGGTAATGGAACGTGCAATGCCTATTGCCGCAGACGTATGGAACCTAGGTTTTGAGGCAATGCCTGAAGCGGCTTATTCTCTGGCTACAGGCTTGATACCTGAAAGTATTCCTTATATAGGTGGCGGTGGTGAAAGAGCAATAGAGACAAGAAAAATAATAGCTGAACGTAGGAAGATGAATAAGGAGATAGCAGAAAAGTTTGGTGCGTTTAAAGCAGGCCCCGTAGGCATAGGAACTTCTCCTGAATATGCCAAACATTTATACGAAACAGGAAAAATACTAGAGAAGAGATTTGAGGAACGTCCGTGGTGGCAGGAGATAGGAACAAGTGTATTTAATCCTTTGGATTGGGCATTAGGTGCCGGAATAGGCAAGGTGGTTGGAGCGGGAATCAGGGGAGTAAAAGCCCTGCGTGGTACAGGACTAGCTGCAAAGGCTCTGAAGCCTGCAGCAGAAACTAATGTAGAACTTCTTCCTTCTTGGTTTAAAAGATTCAATATTCCTGAAACAGACTTAAGAAAAGCCGCAGATAATATTCCTACTCCACCTATTACGCAACCTACTACTCAGGCACTAGCTATTCCCTTTAATGTTATTCCGCCTATTGCTAAAGCGGCAAGACCTTTACAACAAGGTGTAATGGATATTGCCGACCCTACTTTATATCCAATTCCATTACCTACACAAACTCCAGGTACTCAGTTACAACAAGCTGCAGAAGGACTAGGACGTGAGATGGCAGAAGGTCTTGGCATAAGACCAATTCAACAGCAATTATTACCCGGACAACGTGCGATTAATATAGCAGAACAACAAAGGATGCCTTTCGATGTAACTAAAGGTGAGGGATTGACTCCACTAGCTAGAACCAAAGATGTGCTTGAGGGGCTGGAAATAAAAAAACCAGATATATTACCCGAAAGATTTAAAAAGTTTGACCTTCCAGACATTCCTATTGTAGCTAGACCAAGAGAAAGTTCAATGAAATATCGTCCGGCTGGTGTAGAGGGCGAAAGATGGATTAATCCAAAAGATATACTTGGCCCGTCAGAACAAGCCACAATTGATAATTTTAGATCTCTTTTAAGTAGCCCTCAGAAGTTAAGTGGTGTACACATACTCCCAGATAAACTAGCTGCTTTAATGCTTACTAGAAATACTAAACGATTATTTAGTGAAGCAGAGCAACTGGATATATTTAATTCTTTTGCAAAGAACATGGATGAAGCTGAGTCAAATATGTTTGGTGCATCAGTTGGTAGATTTGAAACAGCTTCTGAAATCCGAAATAAGGCACTTAGAAACATAAGTGAAGCAGAAGAAATAGAAGCTGCACGTTTTAATGTACAAGCATTTGAAACTCCTTTCTTTAAAGCTAAACCTATAAAAGGATATATAAACGGTAAAATAGTTCCGTCTGCAAAAGAGTCTCCTGAACTTCTTCAATCAGGTGAAAATATGGTTATATCAATGCATGGTGGCAGTTCAAAAATGTTTGAGAAATTAACAAGAACTGGTGTTGCAGAAGGGCAAGAAAAAATATCTTGGAAAAATACATTAAAGGCAATAGTTACTGATGTACATGGGCCTAAATGGTTTAGGTTTGTACCGGCACTTACAAAATTTGCTGCACCGGAATACAAGCGTGGCGTAAGCTGGGCTGAGTCAGTAGGTATTGATGGTATATATGATACCCTTATAGAGCCTATGTCTAAAGCTATTACCGCTACCAAACCATCTTATGAAGCTAGAGAACTAGCTAGAGGAGGACAACTAACTGAAGGGGCTAAAGCTCTTATGGGTAACATGAGGAATTTGTTTCCCGGAGATGATATTACTGCAGCTTCATTATATAAGACTAACCTAAGAGTTCTGGTAGGTAGACTAGGCCCCCATCAAATGGATAAGCCTTTAAGGGAAATATTAGATAATCCTGAAGAAGTACACAGGATGATGATGGATGTATTTGAAGCAGCCTTTGAAGAGCTTTATAATAATAAAGCATATACAGGAATGTTTAATCGGCTTGATGATGAAATGCTGCAGGGATTACGTTCTGGAAAATTTAACACACAGAAGGAATGGGATCGTATACAAACAAGACTAGAAGAGTTACAAGCAGAGGCTATAAGTAAGGGGCAAACAGTAAGCAGCAGTGGACTTGCTGGCCCTTATGCTCTGAATGATTCAATAAAGGCTTTTCATTCTATCTTTAATCTAGGTACTATTCCAAACGAATATGCTATACATCAGCTTGCGACTTTATTAGGCCCTAATGTAGGTAAAGCTCTGTTAGCTAAAAGAGTAAGCACCATTGCAAATAGATTATCTAGAATACCGGGAATGAGTGCACTTGCTCCTGTTGGGCGTGTGCTTGGATTAAAAGGAATAGGAAACTCTACTCCACAGGAACTTATATGGAATCTAATATCCTTACCCAAAAGTCTTAGAGCATCATTTGACCTATCGTTTGCTTTTAGGCAGGGAATGGTGTTGCTAGCACATGATCCCAAAGCATGGAAAAGTTCTTTTAATATGATGCTTAAAACTGCATTACCGGGTGGAGAACGGGTTGCACTTGTAGTTGATAATTCAATTAAAAATCATGAGTTATATCCTGTATCTCAAAGGGCAGGATTAGATTTAACAGACGTGACCGGCATGCTTAATATAACAGCTAGAGAAGATGAATTTCAGTCAGCCTTGGTACGTGGTATTCCATATATAAGGGCATCTGAAAGAGCGTATGTGACTATGGGTAATAAGTTACGTTTTGATACGTTCCTGAATCGTGTTAGAGACTATGAGATGGTAATGAGAAACGCAGGTAAAGAGATGTCTTCATTTAGGAAAGACCCAGAGTATTGGGATGCATTAAGTTGGAATGCTAAATTTATAAATGATGCTACTGGAAGAGGCCCATTGCCTAGAGCAATGACAGATGCCTATGGAAGTCATTGGGCAAAGACAACTTATTCTGTGATGAACGCATTTCTATGGTCACCAAGATTTTTAACTTCACGTATAAGACTTCCCTATTCTGCCATGATGGCTTCAAGAAAAATGGGTAATTCTACGGCTAGAGCAGCAATATCAGGTGTGTCAACAGGACTTGTTTCATGGGTAGGTACCGGTGTAAGCCTTATGCTTTTCTTTAAATACTTTATACCCGGAGCAGATGCAGGAATAAATCCTAATGCAAGTGACTTTGGAAAGGTTAAGATAGGAAATACTACATTTGATATATGGGCTGGTTATGCTCCTTTGGCAAAAGCAGTAGCTCAAACAGCATCAGGAGAAAGAGAAACCACTACGGGAAAGACTATGGATGTAGACAGGCTAGATGTTCTAGGAAGATTTGCCGTATCAAAGTTTTCTCCTGCAGGACAGGCAGTTAAAAAATATGCTATAACAGGAGAGGGTTTCTTTGGAGAGGATGCAGATATATGGACAGACATGAAAAAACCTGCATATACACAAAGTAGCTTATGGTATCAGATGGTAGTTCCAATGATGATAGAAACTATACATGATGCTTATGACGAATATGCAACCCCTATGGTTCCTGCAGAAATGGCAGAGAGAATTGGAGTAGATCCTTCAGAACGTAGAGCCGGATGGGATGCTTATCTTAGAATAGCAGGTGCGGGTATCGCAGAAACATTTGGTATAGGTACATCTACATATATAACTAAAGAGGATATAGCCAAAGAACTTACCTCTGCATGGGAATCTCCTTTGGGGTATGAAGAATTACCAGAGATGGGCAAAGAACCCGGTATAGTGACACAACAGACGGTTAAGCAGATAGGAAGAGAAAAAGAGACTGCAAGAGGTATGGAAAGAACTTCCGGATTAACCGGGGAACTTGCAGAACTTAATAGAAACGAACAGGATTCTATAAACAATATAGGTACTATAGGACTGACTATCGGTGGTCAAACTATGTCTGTAAATGAATGGATTCAAAGTTATGAGATGCAGAATATAAAAGGTGTCCCAGATGCAGTAAGAAGCAAAATAGGTGACCTATTCTTTTCTATACGTTCTGACTTCTTTTCCAGAAAAGACCAGTCTATGTATGGAGAGGAATGGAAAGATATTACTGAACAAGAACTACAGCAGATGGACTTTAAAAATAGAAAACTTGCAGAGTGGAGAAAGATAAGGTCTGGAGCACGGGGAGCTGATGAATATAATAAGATGCTGGATTCGTTTGAAAATAGTCTTCAGAAATCTGCTCATCCAGAGGCATCTATGGCTTTAGCATGGGTTAGAATGAACGCATATGATATAAATATACCGGAAAATATTCTTCCTCACTTACCGTATATAACTCAGGTTAAATACGACATGGCTAGAAAACTAAGAAGTTCGGGAAGTCCATTTGTTGAAGGATTTGGTGCAGAAGAAAGGCGTGTTCCCGAATCTGTAAGAGAAAAAAGACAGGCTCTGGAGCAACAAGAAAGGCAGAAAAAACCATTGCTGCAGGAATTGTATAAAGGATAATAGACGTTGACAATATTACTTAGTGTAACTAAAATTTGAAATAATGGAGGGAATATATGGTTACAGAAAATGAACAAATAGTAGAAGTGACACCCGAACCTCAATCAGAGGTACAGGTAGAAACAGCTACGCAGGAGCCGGTAGCAGAAACTACTGAACAGCCTGTAGCGGAGGATACTGCCCAGGTTACTAATCAACCAGAAGCAGCTCAACCGCAACCTGAGACTGTACAACAGGGGGAGCCAGTACAGACTCAAGAGCCCGTAGCTGAACCAAGTAGAATGGCTAATCTACAACAGACTATTGCTCAACAGCAACAGCAGTTACAGTATCTTGCTGACGTTGATGCTCAAAACAAAGCTCAACAACAGGCTATTGCATATCAGAAGCAACTAGAAGAGCAGGGTTGGATGCCCGACCAGGCACAGACCGTAGCTCAAAACTATGTTTCACAGATGCAGCAGTCTCAGCAGCAACAGCAACAGTTGAAGCAACAGCAGGAGTTTAGGGATGGACAGAGAAATGCATCCATGTTTTTTGCAAAGAAATATGGATTAGGTTTTGATGATATGCCTTCTCTTGAGAAACACGGTACTCCACAGGATATGGAGACTGAAGCTAAAAGGATACAGGAACTAAGGCAGACTAAAGCTGAACTTGATGCACTCAAGAAAGCACAAGTCCAGCCACAACAATTTGATACTAATCAACCTGCTGCAAGTGCATCAGGTTCTGAGGACGAACTCTTAGATCAGTATAACTCGGGGGTTAGAAACTCCCAAACCGAAGCAGCAGCCAGACGTGCTGCCGGACTAGGCTAAAATCTATTACCAATAGGAGGTAATCATGCCACAGACTTCGACAACTGGGAATCTAGAAAATGCCCAGAAAATAATTATAAGTGCTGCTCGGTACACCGAGGAACACAACGCACCTGCTATGGCTCTTATAGAGAGTTTTAGCCTTGGAAAAGGCGAGAAGCAAGTGACTGTCCCTAAAGTAGGACAGATGACTATGTCAGACCTGCAAGACGGTGTTGACATAATAGATGAAGAAGATATTGGAATGACAACTGTTGACCTTACTGCGTCTGAAGTAGGGGCTAAAGTTATCATCACCGATAAACTTCTAAGGCAATCGGCAGTCAACGTAATGTCTATCATAGGTAGACAGTTGGGTGACGGTATGGCTAGAAAGAAAGATACAGATGTTCACACATTGTATTCTGGATTCAGTACTAGCCTTGGTGCAGCAAATACTACCATGTCACTTGCTAATACAGCAGGAGCAATAGCTTATGCTAAAGCAAATAAATTTGGTAGTCAGGTATATATAATCCAGCATCCAAATGCTGTGTTTGATATAGCTAATACTGCTGTAACAGCATCATCCACATACCCTGTACCAAAGGGTTGGAGTGAGGACTTACTAGGTGAATTCTTCAGCGGGTTGCGACCTCTTAATGGAGTAGCTATCTTTGAAGATGGTAACTTAACTATTGATGCTAGTGATGATGTAGTTGGTGCAATAGCTGACAAGAGTGCTTTATGTGTACTCAATAGTGTAACAACTAAGACAGAAAGGCAGAGAGATGCATCTCTAAGAGCAACAGAAATCGTAATGACTTCTGACTACGGTGTGTTTGAACTTGATGACAGCCGTGGTGCTTCTCTTACTATGGATGCTTCTGCTCCTTCAACTACTGCGTAGGGAGTTATAAATGACATCACGTAATGAATTAAGGGAAGATTTGGTCGGGGCAGGTTATTCAGTTAAATATCTGGATGACTGGCAGCCCAAGACCACTCTATACAGGCATAAGCCTCAATATAATACAGAAGGACAAATAGTATTTGATGTCGGCAGTACGGTAGAAAAGGTTCCGGGAAATCCGGAATATGTTCTACGTAAGGCTAGGCTTGGTTTATTTAATAAGCCACCTAGTGATACGTGTGAGTGTAGGTGGTGCAAGGAGAGGGCTACATCTACACCCAAACGTGACGGTAACGGAAAGTTTGTTAAAAAACAGACTGATGTGTAAAGATTGTCCGAGCATCAGTCTATGAAATAAAATATCGGGCAATCTCAGGGCTTAGAACCTGTTTAAACGTACGGAGGTACAAAGATTATGGCTTTTCCAACGACAATAAATTTGAAGTATGGAGACGAAAAGGTGGAAAGTTCTGGTCAAAAGCAAAAGCTGGGAACCAGAGGTGTTACACCTGACGGCAGAGTATTTTACTATGCCAAAAATGGTAGTGCTGCTATTACTACTGCAGGATTTATAGTAGATGCAGGTACTGCACTTACAGTAAATGCTCATGACATGGATGTTCCAGCTACGGCTGCTCATTCTGTTGGAGACACTACTATAAGTTTAGAAGTGCCAACTACCGACTTGACTAAAAATCAATACGCAGATGGATACTTAATATTCAATGATGGTCCGGGAGAAGGTGAGGTATACAGAATTAAATCTCATCCTGCTCATGATGCATCAGATGATAATACTGCTATCTTTACTATTGATGAAGAAGATGGAATAAGAACTGCATTGACCACATCTTCACTTGCCGGTTTAATGGTAAACCCATACGCAGCAGTAAAGATTATTGATGGTGACGGTACTATGGAAACTGGTGCACTAGGTGTAACTACTATACCTGTAACAGCAAGTTATTACTGCTGGATACAAACCGCAGGTATAGGTAGCGTAGCCATTGGTGCTGTAGTAGGTATTGTTGGTGATGGTTTACAGATATCCCAAGCTAGTGGTGAATCTGGTAGAGCAGAACTTTATGACCTTTCTGGTGAAGATGACATCCAGTCAATAGGTACTGCGATAGGAATACCATCGGTAGACACAGACAAACAGATGTGTCTTTTGACAATTCGATACTAATGGTAACTGACTTATGGACACCACAGGGGGTAGTTAAATTAAATACTACCCCTAGTGGGTACAACGCAGTAACAGGGGGAAGTGTAGTCGCTCATACCTTTAGACTTGAGGATAAGGATACGGGTAGGAAGACTATCATAAAGGTCTTAGCCGATAAGGATACAGACCCTGCACATATAGAAGATATGGCAGCCCAGTCGGCAGAAGAATGGTTTAATAAAGTAAGAGCAGAGGGTAGTAAGAAGGTTCCTACTGTTAGCCAGAGAAAGGAAATAGGAAAGATTCTTGATGACATCAGGAAAAACTTTAAAAAGAGAAGACAGAGTAGCAATAATAAGATACTCTACAATGGATTAAAATAGGGGAGATTTTATGACAACAGAACCTAAGTCGATTAATATTACAAACGATGATGTACAGTCAGTACTCAATACTGAGGCTGGTAAATACCAGTTGCAGATAGCTGCTCTTAGTAGAACTCTTGGCGAACAACAAAAAGAGATTGAAGAACTAAAAGAGAACTCCTGTAGCTGTAACGAATCGGAGGATAAAGATGCCTAAAGTTGGAAAACGTACCTTCTCTTATGGTAAGAAAGGAAAAAAGGCTGCATCTGATTATGCCAAGAAAACTGGCAAGAAGATGACTAAAAAGAAAAAGTATTAATTGGCTCCTATGGAGTTATTAAATGCCTACAATTCAGGGACGGACACGAAAGCAATTACGTCAGAGTATCGGCTATAACCTTGGAGTTATGCGGATAGGTACTGCTACGGGTAGTGGTAGTACTACTACACTTGTAGACTCATCTCTTACTACCGTTATAGGTGGTAATGATGACCACATAGGTAAGTGGATAGTATTTACTTCCGGTAGTAATGACGGTGATATAGCAAGAGTAACAGACTACGTAGCATCTACTACTACGCTTACATTTGTAGCAGATGCAGGTGTTAGTGTAGGTACATCTACTGCATCAAGTGACACATACGAGTTATGGGATATGGATTATGACCCAACTAGAATACATGATTTTATTAACCAGTCTATAATCTATGCTACAGGACATGTATATGACTCTGTAGAGAATGTTGATTTACATACTGACGGTAATCAGTTACGGTTTGATATACCTTCAGGATTTTCTATGATTCAGGACATCTATTATCGGGATGAGGTAGATTCTACTACCATAACTAACTGTAATGCCGTGTTTGATGAAGCTATTGATAGTGACTTTACCGATACTGCTGACACACAAATCAAAAAGCAGGGAACTGCAAGTAATGAGATAGTAGTAGCAGCAGGAGCAACAGGTGGAGAGCTTGCAACAGACTCTATAACAAGCAAAGATATCAGTAAATATGACTATATAGAGTTCTGGATTAAATCTACCGTAGCTACATCAGCAGGTAATATAAAGATACACCTAGATAATACGGCAAACTGTGCATCTCCACTAGAAAGTGCAGATGTTCCTGCATTAACAGCAGATACATGGAAGTTTGTACGTGTTGCACTATCTAATCCAGAGTCAAATACAGCTATTATTTCAGTAGGATTAGAATATGATGCAGATATCGGAGTATGTACTATATGGTTAGATGACATTAGAGTAGTAGTAAATGACTCTGCTCATTGGAAAAAAGTACCTAGAAATCTATGGAAGATAGATAGAGAAGCTAACGATATAGTGTTTGATTCCTACTTTAATGGGCTTGTATCCTATGATTTATTAAAACTGGTAGGTGGAGATAAGCCAGCAATACTTAGTGCTGACTCTACTGCTACTGAGATAGATGACCAGTACGTTATAGCTACGGCTACTGCCCTAGCTTTTTCGTCTTCATCAGGTGGTCCTTCAACAGACCCGGAAGCACGTAGGCAACAGGCAGCTTTCTGGTTTGGTATATCAGAGCAGAGTAAACGTGCCTTCCCTATGCTTAGAAACGTAAGGAATGTAGGTTAATGGCTAACAAGGTATCTACAAGAAATGAAATATATTTAAACGGTACGTACTATCCAGTAGAACGTCCCGTACAAAGCGTGCTTGCATCTATATATCCAAGCAAGGTAGTCATAGGTGATACAAGTAAAGACTCACAGTTACGCTCGTCTATCATAGCGTGGTCTGATTGGAGAGGTGGTATAGGTATAGACAGGATGGACGGTGGTGAGACAAGCAGGGCATGGTGGAGTGACCTTCAGCTTAGATATAAGAACCACTTAGTACTAGGAAACCTAGCAACACAGACAGATACTCATGCACATGGTCTTGCAACCGCAGGTGGCGGTACAGGAATAGCTGTTATAAACGAGTTCAATGACCAGATATATGCAGTATGGAATGACTCTGCAGGTAATGCTCCCAAGATATTTGTATATAACAATACAGAAGATTACTGGTGGGATGGTGCTGCAGAAGACAACTATATAGGTCAAAGGTCTGGAGATACAGGATTAGAATCATTAGATGCACAGGTAACAGACTCTCTTAACTTCACAGATAGGACTGGAACTAACTACCTAGTACTAGCACACTATGATGGTAGCGGTACAAGTGGATACAGTTATGCAACAGTACCAAGTTACATTGCTGCAACTACTACTGCGGCAGTATGGGCTTTTGACAGTACTCAGGGAGCAAAATATCTAGCAGATTGGGACGATAGATTATGGGGAATATCACACACAGGACAGCTATGGTACTCAGTAACCATAGGTACAGAAGTAGCTGATGCTCAGTTGCCCCTACCTGCAGGATATGTAACCGGATTATTTGTAGCCCGTGACTCACGTGGAGAACCAATACTATATGCAGCTTCTAAAAAGGGATTATGGGCACACGATGCCATGCACGCTAGGTTTGTAAAGACAGAGATGGAGTTTCCTTTCCATCCACATGGTGGTAAAGGAACTGAAAGGTGGCGAGAAAGTATCTATTTCCCTAGTGGACTTGGTTTATATAAGTATGTCAATGGTTCTAATGCGGTGCTATCGGTAGTTGGACCGGATAGAGATGACGGATTACCTGAAGATAAAAGAGGAACCATAATGCTAATGGAGGGTACTCATAACGAGTTGCTTGCAGCCGTAGATGCTACCACAAACCCTAGCATAACCTCGTCTGACAGCGTTCCATACCAATGGAGAGGTGGAGGTCCAAGTGGACACGGTTCTCCTGTCATAGATTCAGGTACAGGATACAGCACCATACTCGGATATAACGAATTAGGGTGGGAAGCCAAGTGGCTTGCACCTACAGCAGGTAGAAGAATAGATTCTATGCACGTTTCCAATGCGTACTCTGATGTGAACGAGAACTATAGGTTATGGTTTGGATTTGATGATGCCGTATATTATATGAAACTACCTGTAGATATTATAAACCCTTCAATGGTAACAGAGTTTGAATATGCAACATCAGGAAACCATGAGACTCCTTGGTTCAATGCAGGACAGAGTGAGATAGAAAAGTTAGCACTACAACTAAAGGTTGAAGTACAGGATTCTTCTTCAACAGAGACAATACAAGTACAGTATGCTACTGACTATGCAGAAAGTTACACATCTATGGGCACTATAACTAGTGATGGTATAACAACATATACATTTGGGTCTAATGTAGGCACAGCATTTAGGTCTATAAAGTTTAAGCTAACCTTATCCCGTGCTAATTCTACTACTGCTGATAAGAAGAAAACTCCTGACTTAGTATCTATGACCCTAGTATGGAGAAAGAAACTAGAGGCTAAGTATGCTCATCAGGTTGGAATCAGTTTAAACAGGCAGTACAAGGGCAATACACCCAAGCAACTTAGAGAAAATCTTATAT